TCAATCGGTATTTGAAACTCTTTAACCATAATATTGAGTAAAGTTACTTATAACGGTTTCGGGCTTGGCGAAGTGGCTGAACCCGAAGCTAAATAGAATTACTAAACTTTAAAATTAAAAACAAATGTCAAACGAAGAACAAAACGGCTTTTTTGCCAAACCCGTGTTAGCGGTTCGTTGCGGTTAATTAGTATAAACTTTTAAATAACAAAAAAATGAAAATAGATACAAAGAAAATAGGAACATTCCTAAAGTCAATTGATGGTGCTGAATACTTGTATATGGGGCATTGTATGGATATGCGTAACGGAATAAACAACCTAATCAAAAGGCATAATTTGTCAAAGCAAGATGTTTGCGAAAGGTTTAAAATTAAGCCTGCCAAATACAATGATTATGTAAAAGGCAATTACAACTATTCCGTTATGGATATGGCTTGTTTAAATGCTGCGTTTATGGAATTAGAAGCCGAAAAGTTAAAAGAGAATGTTCCTGTTCAGGTCGCTGGTAGTAATGACCGCTAACGGTTTACGGCTTTGTGCAGGTGGGGCATTAAAGCACAGAAGGTTCGACCCACCACTAAACTTAATTAAAGAACAAATGATGAATATAGCAGATAACCCCCACTTGCACAAAACCGCTGTTAGCACCAGTTATTACTTGGTCAGATATTGCGGTGGGTCTTATGACGATTATTATAGTGCTGTTATTTTTGTTACAAACAAGAAGTCAACTGCTACAAAATATGTTACAAAGTTTAACCATATTTTGAAAAAGTGGAAAAAGCACTATGAACAGTTTGAAACGGATAAATTTGGAATGAAGTGGATAGCGGATGAACACGTTGAAAAGCACTTTGATAGATGGAATAGCCTTCAAAATATAACCAAATGTTATTACGAAGAAGTGTCGTTCAGATAATTGGTGCTAACTCCTAAATACACGCAACTTTAATACACGCTAGACTATGATAATTACTGTAAATTATATTGCAAACTACCGTATATCTTTTGCGACAAATTACGTGTTTACAACTTGCGGATTGTGCTATAATTTGAAGTCAGGAAAACTTATTAAACAAGTATTGAAAGGTAGTACAATTGGCTACGTTATCGATGGAAAATTTAAAAGCCTGATGTTTTTAAGGAAGCATTTAGAAAAAACACCTAAAAAGCCTGATTGTCCTTTTTAAAACCACTTTTTAAAGTAAGCGAAAACAAATAATAAGAACACAAAAAACAAACCGATATACAAATTACTGTTATCGGTTTTTTCTGTTTTTTTGATGTTAGTTTCTTTTTCTGAACTCGTATAACTTAAATTTAAGCCCTCTTTTTTATTTTCTGACGAGATAATGCTTTTGTCAAATTTAATCGCTGCATTGTAGTAGTAAATCCCATTTATAACCATAGGCTTAGAAATATCAATAGGCTTCAATTCTGAAATATCATTGAAAGTGAAATTTGATTGAATTTCTTGAAATTTAGAATACTTAAGACTATCGGTTTTAATTAAAATACGCTCATGTGAAGTAATTCTCTTTCCGCAACTAAGGACGGCAAACAACGTCACAATCAAATAAAAAGGCACTGATTTTGTCATAAATTTTTTCAAATAGTTTTTTCATAGCGTGTTTAAAATTACAATTAATATGGTAGCTGCAATCAAAAATGATGCCATTAAGCATTTAGTTCCTATTTCCATACATTATCAATTAAGTGTTTCAACTATCATCACACTACCCGAATTAATTTGCGCCGAACTAGACGCCACTTCTGTACCCCATTGCAGAGAAAAAACTCCACTTGTAACGCAATCAAAAATTAAATTAGAATAAAAATAATGCGGACTATTTATTACTGAAACACCTGATGATGTTGTAAAACTTCCAGCAGTTGTATTTGTAGCATTTATAGCTCTGATAGTGGTTGTCAAATCTGTTGCTACAACTGACTGAGAAATTGCCATAGTAACAAAGCCTTTTATATTTCCTGTTCCTGATGTCAAAATAAATCCGATACTACCTCCTGTTGTTGTAGCTGCTGTTTGATAATCCCCTATTAGTGTTATTTTATACTTTTTACCTGCTGTAACTGCAATATTCATACCTGTTACATTGGCACGAGTTGTCGATGTTGAGGAAAAGTTTGAGGCTAATGTAAGCACTTGTCTTGTAACAGTTCCGACAGGAGCAATTAAATCAAAAGATTGTAAAACTCCTAATTCGTTTACGAAAAATAACTTTTCATCTTTAATGTTAATAGCTAACTCGCCAGCCACCAATCCAGAAGGAGTAGCTCCTGTAATAGCACTATTTTTTATTTTGACAGTATTAGCCATAATCTAAAATGTTCCTCCGTCAATTACAGAATTTGCATCTAATTTAGCAGCTAAAGCCGCAGTTATTGTACTAGCAAAGCTAGGGTCGTTTCCTAAAGCTGTAGCTAATTCATTTAAAGTATCTAACGCACCAGGAGCAGAATTAATTAAAGCATTTATAGCCGCTGTAACAGAAGCATTTGTAGCATAATTAGCAGCAGCAACACCGCCTAACATATTAGAGTTATTTGCTAAGTCTACACGTCCAAGATTTCCAGTATCGTAAACGCTTTTAAGCATATCTCCACTTGCGCCACCTACTACAAATGGACCTACAATTGTCCCTGCATCTTTTTTAATATAAAATGCGTTGTCTGGAATTACAAAACACATTTCTCTAACATTTAATTGCGCTAAACTTGGCGCTCCTGTAGTTGTCTTACCTTTAATTAAAATTTGATTTGCCATTGTATTTTTTGTTAATATATTAAACCTCCGTCTATATTTTTTTGTGTTTCTAAGTATTCCTCTAGTGTGCCTGTAAATCCTGCCTCTACAGCCAAAGAATAAAAGGATTTACCTGTTTGCCCTGGAATAGCTATATCTTGTACCTGCAAATTTATATTATTTACAACTTCATCAATTGATATCACTACTTCGTTTGAATCATCCGTAATTTGCAAAACAGGATTTACTATTGTTTCTTCAATTATTAAGTTCATATGATTTGTAAATTAGCTTTGAAATAAGTTTCAACTGTGCCATCTGGAAATGTTACTTTTAAAAAACCTGAGTAAAGTCCCTGCTTGTTATCTAAAAATTTACTTTTCATTTTTATAATAAAATCGCTAGTTCTTTCAAATGTATTATTTTCGGTAGACCAAAAAAACATTACCGTACTTCCTATCTTAAATTCCAAGTCTATTCTACAGTCTGAAACATCAAACGGAAAAGTTATGTTTTTAGCGTTTAAAGTATTTCCTCTTATATGCTGTTTTAATGTCCAAGTTGGTATCATAATATAATAAATTACTCGTGAAAATATAATTTAGCCTCTGCTTTTCTTCTTTCAATAAGTCCTTTCAACTTAATACCTCCACCTGTAATATATTTTGTTTCAAACCAAGTCCTTATTTCTTTATCAGGTTTTTTACTATTAATCAACCAAAATAAAGTATCTGAGCCACCTGTGTTATAAGTGTGAGAAACTAAAGCATCAAATTGATTTTGTTTTAAAGTAACTTTAATTTTGCGCATTACAATTAATTCATAAACAGATAAATCTTTTCTTAAAAGTTCTTCAGCTTCTTTTTCTGTTTTAATTGTTGGTTTTGGCATCTTATCTCCTTTTAAAAATCTACCGTCTGAACCTGTCATAGCGTGACCATATCCCTCAGTCCATATTCCTACAGGGTCTTTTTTAGGTTGCAATCCGATAGTTTTTAAATCGCCATCATGTAAACCTTCAAAATGTTTTATTAAATCTATGCCTATTTGTGATGTTCTCATCAGTGATTCTTTTTATAATTGTCGAACTCATGTTTTAATTTATCATACAGTTTCTGTAAATCATTAAATCTTTTCTGCCAAGTCTGACTTTCTTCAATTATAACTGCATTTCTTAGCTCTAAATTTCTTACCTCTTTGCTTAGCTCATCAACGTGCTTTTCTAAACCTTTGTATTGGTCGGTAAATTGTTCCACAAATTTATCATACATTAATTGATACTTAGTAAGGTTCTCAATTTCCGTGCCTTTATTGGTTAATGTAGTTGATTTTCTCCCTACTACAAATGTAATAATAGCACCTATTATATAAGCTATGTCTTTAAAATTGTCAATCATTTTGAAAAGAAAAAATTAAGCCACTAAGTTAATATTTTTTAGTGGCTTTTTTTGAATTATTCTACAGGTTTAGTAAAAAAGTTTTTTATTAAGTAAGCTAGACCACCTCCAACGCCTGCAATTAATAAAGATTTCCATTCAAAAACTAAATTACCCGCTTCAATTGATTGTTGAATTAATACTAAAACAGGAGTTAAAATAGCTATTAAAAGACCTCTTAAAATATCCTTTACTCCTAAACTTAAAAAATTTGAATCTTTCATATAATTAACTATTTAATCCCACTAAATAACCCACCATAACCATAGCTACACCTAAAGCAGTAGCCATGAAATCCCAAAATTCAGGAGTTCCTTTACCTAAAATTTTATCCCAAATTATCTCTTTTGCTAATCCAATTAAAGCAACGATTAAGAAATTCCACATTCCTAATTCTTGAAAAAATCCAATAAATAAAGCTGACAAAGCAGCTCCTGCAATAATGTGTTTTAATTTATCCATTTTATTCTTCTTTACGTGTTAAATTTAATTTAGCCAATGCCAAATCCTCAATATATTTGTTTGTTTCGCCCCAAGCCGTAAATTCAGCTTGTGTCAATGATAAATTACCATCGTCAATTTGTTTCTTGCAATTATCAAAAACCTGATAATACAATTGACAAGTTTTATCAGTTGTTTTGAATGACAATACCGTTACGCTGATACTGTCTGCTACTTTACCTATTCCTATTTGAATAGGATTGATTTTTTGACCTTGTACTCCTGCTGAAATAAGGAGTAATAAAAATAGTTTTTTCATGTTATTTATTTTAATTATTAATGACTAACCCATGCAGTACCATTGTAAAATACTGGACAAACAACCGAACCTCCCCCTGTAAGCGTACCTAAATAAGTTGGTGATATTGCATCTGTTACATAAGTTGTTGCTCCTGTAACTCCTGTTGGTAGTGTAGCTACTGTGTACCCTGTAGTATTTAAAGTAGGTGCTAGTATTTGTTTGTTAGCAACCCATGAACCTGAAATAACCTGTAGCTTAGTTCCTGCTGTAGCGTCCTGAAATAAGGAGCTGTTAAAGGAACTGCCATAAACAAAAGCATTGCTGTAAATATTACCGTTTACCTGAAACTTAGCATTGCTTATTAAAGGAGCTGAGGTACCTATAAAAACTCTCTCTGTGTAGGGATTACCTGAGTTACTATCTGTAGCGTAAATATCTAAGCCACCTGTAATAGTCCACCTATTATCTACTGCGTTTTTCACAAAAGCCGTTGTAGCAATTTGTGTAGTATTTGTCCCTGCCGTAGCAGTTGGTGCTGTTGGTGTTCCTGTGAATGATGGAGAAGCTGTTGGGGCGAATGCAGCATACGGCACACTCTCCACGTCTTTCGTCGTAGAGTTCCAAGTTAATAAAGGCGGTGTTCCTGATGCTGTTGCAGGGGTTGTATTTAGTTGTAATTTGTTTACATCTACCGTGCCTGCAAACCTGCCAATGTTTCCGTTGTTTGTTATAGTGCCTACTGTTAAATTACCTGTAGAATGTATTCTCATCGCTTCCGTAATCACTCCATCTCTTCGAGTTCTGAAAACTAATCTACCGTTATCTGTGGATTGGTGTTCGCCTGAAAAAGTCGCATATCTAACTCCTCCTGCTCCAATATCGAGCTGCCCTCCTTGCGTTGTTGCAGAACCATAAACTTCCAATCCTGCATATCCAGAACCTGCTTGAACTGTCAATGCTCGACCGAATCCTCCATAGTTTACTGTAGATGTCCCTATTCCTATATGAGTACCATTATCATAAATTAAACTATTTCCTAAGGTTCCACTTCCTGTGAATTTAGATAAGTAGTTTGTTGTTCCTGTACCAGTTACGGGATTTGTAAGGGTATTTTGTTTAGTAGATAACCCATCTACAACAGCTTTAGTACTTGCATAAGTTGTAGAACTTGAAACTGTATAACTATCGGATTTGTTAGCGGAATTTTCTTTCAACTGTAAAGCATCATATACTGCATTCATCGATGGAGCTAATGTTGTTGCTCCGTCATTAATGAAGTCGCCTACCTTAGCATCTATCGCCGTTTGTGTCGCTGTTGATATTGGAAGATTAGCTGGCGTAATTTTAGAAATTGTACCGTCCGTCTCAACTGTACCTAAATGTGGCGTTGTTGTTACCGTTGGAGCTGTTTTTGTTTTAACCGTTCCAAAAGTAGGATTTTGATAAGTTTGTCCGTAACTCGCAACGCTTACGAGTAAAATAAATAATAGTTTTTTCATTTTTTATATTGGTTTAATTAAAGCTCCTAAATCTGGTATAAAAGTTAATGTAAAAGTCGAACCTGCCTGATTCCAATCGTTGTCATTTAATAAAGCTCCGTTCCAAAATACTGCTTTAATTGTTGCAGTTAATCCAATGTCGAAAGTGTCTTGAACTCCGTCGGCTGTGAATTGTATTTTAGGGACAGGCACGTAAACAGGGTTCACAATATCAGCAACTACAACTGTACTATCTGTAATTAAAACTGTAGTCAATAATATAGTGGACTCAGGAATATTTCCCGAATAAGGATTTACTATAACCTCGTTACCCGTAACTCTTTGAACGTTATTAAAAGTATCGAATACAATTAAATCAATCCTTTGCAAACCTACTGAGCAATAAGGAATATTTACAACAATATTAGCTGTGTTCGTGTAAACTCCTCCGTTAATTTGCCAAACCCAACCCGCATTTATAGTTAAATCTTGCCCTGATAATGAGTAAGCTCCGTAAACTAATATACTTCCTGTTGCGGGTTTATTTTTAATGTAGTCGTCCGCTGTGTTGTCTGATTGTAGCCAATCAGCTTGTACATTTACCTCAGCGCCAGCTTCAATTCCTGCGAGTTTATTCTTTTCGGCAGTTGTATAATCATTTGAACTCAAACCTTTTCCTGTAACTTTATCAACTTTGTTTGTATAAAGTTCGGTGTTCATTTGATTTTGATGGTCAAAACCAGTTCTCAACGCATCGCCTAATCCGTCATTTGGTGTGCTTATATTATGAATTATTTGTGCCATTAGTATAACTGAATTAGTCGGTTATTACCTATGTTATTATCCGTGTCATTTTTGTATTCAGGAATACTAACGCTTTCCATATACTTTTTAAAAGCATTTTCATAAGCAAGTGCAATAGCTTCGTAATTATTACCTAAAATAGCATTTTCATTCAACGTTAAATTAGTTGAACTATCAGCAGTAATTTTATAAGTGCCATTATTAGCTACTTTTGCAACACCTAACGAAAGATAAACAGAAACTGTATAAAACGCCAACATGAATACTACATAATCATTATAAATAGTTAGATACTCTCCTGATAAATCATCATTTTCATGGTCTGTAACAATCTTATTATACAAAGTAATTCCTAAAGCTAATTTAACCTTAGTGTTTTGTGCAATGTTTATACTTGGTTTCAAAGCATCAATATCGATATTACCACTTACTCCTGTAATTTCAGTAATATCCCCTGATTGTATTAGTAAATGTATCATTCTTTATTAGTGTCAAGGTTAGTTTCTTCTTCAAAATCTTTGAAATCTAATACTATAGAATTATCTATAATATCGAACACTTTTTGCAAACCGTTCAAAATTATTTCTCTTGACGGGTTTATGTGTCGTCTATACAAGTCTTTTATTGCAACTGCTCTTTCGTCTGCGTTAGAGCTAAATCCACTACCTTGATTGCTTCCTGAAAATAAAACAGGCGGTGCTGAATGTGCAACAATTAATTTCCTTTCTGCTTCTTCTGAGTAAAATACATTTTGTTGGTTCAGTTCAGGAGGACTAATTCTATCAATTACCAAAGCTTCTTCTGCTCCCTCATTAAAAGAAACTAAAACACGTCCTTTGTTATCTGAACCTATTGTTTTATCTCTTACCTTGTCAGCTTCTTTTTTCGCCAATTCATCATCTTCAATTCTACCATTATTGTAATTAACTACTGTTAAATCTTGAATAGAATTTTTGAAGTGATAAAGCCCGCTATTTGCAAGTTCGCCCTCAACTGAAGCCCACGGAATCCCACTGAAATAATCAGGAACAGGAAAAAATGGTTCTGCTGTCGGTCTGCGCACCATTAATATTTCAAGATTTTGACCCTCTACATATTTACCTGTGAATTTAGGGTGAAATGTAGGTCTATAACGCATACGATTACTCCAATCCCACGAATACCAATAACCATTCACGCTCATATTATCGCAAACATTTATACCTAATTTATAGATAGGTATGTAGTCTATTCTAAGCGGTTTTTTTGCCAAGCTCCATGTTACTTGAAAAGAAAAGCCTCCATAAGTTTTATAATCCTGAGCCATTAATAACACATCTTCTTGCGAAATGTATTTCTTAATGCTTAAATATGCATCGTCTCCGCTTTTAGCTTTGTTAATTAATCCCTCACCGAAGATATACGATACAAAAGCATTAATAATAGAACTGTTTGTTGGGCTATCATCATACGCGTCTCTATAACGTTGAAAGTTTATATTATTAACCCCGTTAGTTATCCACTTACGACCAATAACAGGCTTTATGTCAATAGACTGAAAAGCTGAGAAAGCTAAATCACCCGAAAAACCGTAAACCTTATTTGAAGAATTTGTTTGATTGTGTTCCATATTCATAATTTTGAACATCTGTACCTTCTGCCAGTACTATTAATTTACCTTTGTAGATTATATCGCCCCCGTCTTTGATTGTCAATTCAAATTTATCCTTTTCATTTGGCGTAAAATCTACATTTACCAAAGTTACATAATATCTACTATTTTCGATAGTAAAATTAGAGGAAAAATTAACAATGTCGTTAGAAATTTCTTTTCTTAACTCTATTGACAATGAATTATTAACGGGTGTAAATCTCGGTATAAAAGAAAATGTAAACGGTGTATTTAAAAATAGTACTTTCATAATAAATTAATATAAAAAAAGCCAATTAAAAAACTGGCTTTTTTTGATTTAAACACCTCCCTTATTTAGACGTATGCTAATAAAGCTGCTGCATAGTCTGTTAAAGCATCACCGCTCAAAATGTAACCTCTTGAAAAGTCAGGCTCATTTGATTGGATTGTAACAGTAAATCCGTTTAAGTCTGTCAAAGCTCCTCCTGTTTGGTCGTCTGCTGTGATAACTTGTGCGCCTAATTGAGAACCACACGCAACTATTGAACCGTCGTTTTTCTCAATGAAGAAAACAATATCACCTTTCATTAATTCTTCAACTAAATTAACGGTTGCAATGTCTGCTCCTTTTGGAACGCTTAAAACTACAGGTAAATTTCCAACTACAGATTTACTTCTGTTGTCACCTCCTGATGTTCCGTTTTCAACATAATTAGTTGTAGTATTTTTTACTTCTAATCTTGCTAAAGTACCAACACCAAATGAAGTACCCAAATCTGTAACACCTGTAACTGTCTTAACTAAAACTTTTGATGGGTCATAAGCTCCAATAGTAACAGCTTTAATACCACCAATCCCTGTGGAGCATCCTAATTTTCTACTTTTTGTAAGTGTAATACAAGCCATATTTTATTTTATTTTAAATAGGGGAGTTTTTACGCTCCCCTTATTAATTATTAACCCATGTAAAGCACATTAAATGCTTGATTTGCGATGTGAGCTGTAATTGTAGCTTCATTTTTAATAAACATATCATCTCTGTTAGTAGCGATGTAATCCATTTTCATAGTATTAAAGTCGTTTACTAAATCAGTTGCCCAAATAATATGCGATTTCAAAGCTGCAATAACTACTTTCTCAGGTAGTGGAACAAAAACAACTTTTAAGCCATTGAAATAGATTTCGCTTGCGTTATCATTTACATTAAATGGTTTAGTATAATCAGTTGTAACATTGTTAGCTTGTACGATTAATTGCTTATGAGAATACGGAGCGTAAATCATTGGCAATTCATTTTGCGCCAAGGCTACTGCTGGAATAGCTGCATAAATTTTATCATACTCAGCTTTAATGTTTGAAGCTGTGATAGTTGTACCTGCTACTTTTACACGTCCACCTAATCCTGCTGTTGCTGCTGCATTAGAATTGTTGTAAATCATTTTAGCTAAAACACCATCAGTTTGAGAAGCTGTTAATGCTGCAATTTGAGCTTGTTCTGCTGCTCCTACTGCTGCTTGTCCTGCTCCAGGAGTTAATGCTGCAATAGCTGTTTTAGTAGCTGATTTAACACCTAACCAGAATTCTTTTTCCATTGCTAAAGAAATTTCTTTCGCGTAAATTCCACCGATTACGATTCTTTCAAATTCATTACTGAATACTTCCCAAGCTCCTGGTCGCATATCTCTTTTGAAACGAGAAAAACGAAGTGTATTAGGGTCGAATTCTTGATAGAACATTACTTTATCAGGCGTAACAGTAGTATCAAACAAATCTAAAGAACCAGCCGAAGACGGTGCGCCTGATGTGTAAGCTTGCAATGTAGCTGTAGCGCTTGATTCTGTGAAAATAGTTTCTGCTTTAACGTTATCTTCTAGAGTTACTAACTCCTGTCCTAACGTATGGTTTTCGAATAATAATTCTTCGATAATAGGCTCTGCTGCTACACCTTTAATATCGACTTTGCTGTAAGTAATTGCCATTTTTTATTTTTTGTTTAGTTTATTAAATATTTCGATTTCTCTTTCAATAATTTCAATTTGTGATTCAGAAAGTTTACCTTTCAAATAATCCTTAATCTTAACATCTTTTGGAATAGCTTTTAGAAATTCATCATAAGATACTTCAAACGGATTTACAAAATCTTTTTTACTCATAATTAATTTTGTTTGCTTAATCTTCTTCGCTCAAGTGGTGTCATATCTTCCCACTTCATTTTAACTTCAATAGGAGCATTTTTAATTGGCTGAGCTGCTGGGGTTTCTGCTGCCATAGCTACCATTTTTTGCTCTGCTGCAATTTTTTCAGATTCTAACTTAGACAACTGCTCTTGTAAATTTGCAATTTCTTCTTTTAGTTTAGCGTTTTCAGCTTCATAATCAATTGCAGGTTCTTCTGCTACGTCCTCAGCAGGCGTTTCTTCCGCTACTGTTTCGCTTGCATTTTCTTCAGGTGTTTCAACTTCTACATCTTCAATAGAAACAATTGCTCCCATATCATCTGTTTTGTAGTTCTTACCCTCAAATTCAAAAGAAGCATTAACCATAGGGTTTCCATCTGCATCGCTTACGATTTCCCCCTCTGATAAACTCATAGCGTAAACATCGCCAAATTGAGTTAAATCAGCAGCCATCTTGATATTAAAATCTTTGATGTCCTTTAAAATACTTTGTTTATTCATTTTTATTTCTTGTTTTTGTTCTTTAAATCCTAAATGAGCTTCAATTGACAATTCACCTAAATTTCCGTTCTTTACTTCCTGCCAAACATCATCATTATCAATCTTGAATCCCATTACCCAATCACCTTTTTGAACTTCTAAACCTAAAGTCTTTGATTTATCGCTTTCAACATCATTAACAATCCAAGATTCAAAAGGATAAACTCCATTAACATTTTCACTTTGATGATTTACATTAGTTCTTGCGTTATTTTGATTCTTAAAATAATATTGCTGTAGCTTTTCTACTGTTTCAGGTGTATAATATACTTGTGCTGGTTCTGTAACTCCTACAACTGGCGAAACATTGCTACGAAATATCATTTTATTAGGTCGCATTGCAACTGAATAAACTATTCTTTTTTCATCATCTGCAAAATACATCTTCTCAGGCGTTTCTTCTGAAAAATAAACTTTGTGAGCTTCAACTGCTCCTTTGTTTACTATCGAAACCCTATCGATAAAATGTGTTTCTTCGTTAAAAATTAGTTCGTATATTTTCATAATATAAAAGCAAAAAAGAGCTATCCCGATATTATCGAGTAGCTCTTAATGTATAATTTTGTTGAGTGCTGTACATCTTCATACAGTGTTAGTTAATTCAAAGATAGTAATTTATTTTAAATCTAAACAAAAAATGTTATAAATTTTTATTACCCAATAGTGTTTGCAGAAACTTGCGCTTTTACTTTATCTTGCGTTTGCGTTATGTCGCTTTCTGTTACATAAACTTTTAAAGGTGGTTGTTCGTTTATCCTGCCTGCTACCGAAGTAGCTATTTGATTTTCGGAACTTGCCTGAAAAGATACTTGAGGTGTTGCGCTTGAACCTCTTTGTTCACTTCCTCCGTTACTTGCAGAACTGTTTGCGCTTCCGCCTCCTAATGATTGCAAAGCTTTTGATGTCGCTGCTACGTTTGCAGCTATTCCAATTCCTGCGCTAACATTATTTAAAGTGGTTTCTGCTGCTGCTAATGCTGCACCTCCTGGTAATAAAGCGTATTTTAATCTCGCTGCTGCGTTTGCTGCTCTTGTGCTTATAATTGTTTTTGCAACCCCTATAGCTGAATCAGCTATTAATGCAGCTTTCTGTAAGGCTTTATTTTTACCAAACAATTGAGCAATTAATGCAATTCCTTTTTGTGCGACTTCGAATTGTTTATCCTGAATAACTTGTTTTGCTTCTGCAACTCCTTCATCAATTCGTTTTTGTTTATCCGCTAAATATTCCCAATGCTTTATTTGCCTTTCTGCATCTTGCGCATCTCTTTCCTCTTTTAACGCTTGCTCATCATCAAACTTTTTTTTATCTAATTCTTTTAGTTGACTTTCTAAATCTTGCTGAGCCTTAAATTCATCTATTTTGCGCTGTTCTTCTTTTTTTCTTGCTTCTTCCTCTTTTTGTAGTTGCTTTTCTCTTTCGGCTTTTGCTTTTTCAGCTCTTGCTTTTGCTTCTGCATTT